GGACCTAGAGAGAGTTAGGCTTGAATTTGAACATGACTAAACCCCAGAGATTCTAATATCTCCAGGGTTGTTAGCAATGATTTATGTTTTAGAAAATCTGAGCTGCTAGTTGATTCATTCGTTAAGAACATTGCAGCATTAATAGCCTCATAAACACATATCTTTTGTCGCGGGATATTTATTGCCTGGTCTCGCTTGCTGGCTGTGAGCCGAAGAAGTCTGCAAATTTCTTATCAACTTCAGCTCTATAAGAGGCTGATTCTGAATACCTAGGGTCTCCTACCATTTCGTATAGCTTAGACTCAGTCATACCTTCTACCGGCAGGGCATTGTCAGGAGCTGAAACCTGGCTTTGCCTGGTCATTGAGCGCATCTTCTCTAACAAACCAAAACCTTCAGAAGTTGTAGTCATTCCCTGCATTACTTCAAACTCACCCTCAGATAGGTTTGCTCTGGCCCAGGAAACTAAATCATTAATCCGCTGTGGTGCGTCCTTACCTATCTTAGTCATTTCAGCTTCCATATTTGGCTGTGAGCCGACCATGTTTTCCATGTAAATACCCAGGAGCTTAGTGTGTGCTTCTTGCGATAATCCAGCCTCATTAGCCCAATCGTTAAATTGAGTCATTAGTGGGTCGTCACCAGGAATCTCTATTCCTTCTGGCAGTTCCACGGTATAGCCGTCTTCAGGTGCGCCTGTAAAAGAACCTAGTTTCGATTCTAAACCCGCATAGGCTTTCGCCTGGTCAGCAACCGTTTTATATTTCCCTGCTTTAAACCACTCGGGGGCGTCTCCCTGGCCTGACACATCTTCAGATAAAAACCAAGGGGGGGTCTCGGTAGTTCCTGCCTCTGTGGGTTCGTTAGAAACCGTCCCTATGGCGTCCGTACTACTTTCAGAAACGCCTGTATCGCTTGGTACGACTGACTCTGTCAATAAACTTTCTTCACTCATTGTCTTCTCCTACTCTGTAATCGCCACGCTCTTGTCTGAGAATGGCGTTATGAAACATCCTAATCACACTGTTTTGTCCTTCCCGGTAGTACCCCTGGCCTTCTTCTCGACCAGGCATACATACAGGCGATTTGATGTATCTCTCTGTTAGATATTCAAGCACCCTCTTTCCAGTAGGTGTTTTGAACGTCTTTGCCACCATAGCATCAAAATCTTTTTCTCTATCCATTACGCTTCCTTCTCTATTGCTTCTTTAGCCATCTCTGGGTTTTGCATAGCCATCTCAGCCATTTGTGCCATTTGCTGCTGCTGTTGCATCTGCTCTTTAACTTGTGCGCGTTCATCTTCATCACGTACTAGCGCTGGGTCAACACCAAGAAGTTTTGCAATATGTTCAGGGAAGGCTTCTAAGTTAAGTCCAATCTGTAAGGCTTCAGGGCCAACCATTCCCGCAAACTGAATGAACTGAGCGAGTTTATTAACTTCGTCCAAGTCTTGCTGTTGTGCAAGCGGTGAGACCACCTTAATTTCAACTAACTGGTCGCCTACTTTAATCGGAGCTATCTTGCCCTGGCGTTGGAGAATATCCATCGAGCGTTTGACTAGCTTATTGATAAACTCAATTTGTAATCTACCAAACGAAGAACCAATATCAGACATTAGCTCTTGTTGCCTGATTGAAACTTCAGTAGCAGATTTAGTTGGGCCTTCGACCGGGCCGAGCTGGTCGTGGAATAGCGCCTTTCTGATTGAGTCTCTTAGGTCTCCCAGGATAAGCTCGGAGACATTAAAGTTACCACCTGATACCAGGGGAGATAATGAGCCTTCACTAGCAACCGGAATAACCGCACCAGGTGAGATATTAATTGTCCAAGGATTAAGAACACCATCATCAACTGCTTTATAAACACCAGCAATCTCTTTCTCTGCGTTCTTCAGTACATACTTGACCACTTCGTTAGCTGTCTTAATATCTGGTAGTGCTGTCATTACTGGGCCTCTACCGTATCTTTCACCAGCAACCTTCGACCATCTAAAGACAATCCACGGTGAGACTTCAAAGTAATCTTCAAAGACAACGTGTTTAGTGTTTTCCTCAATGATTACGTACTCGTAGAGCTTCTTATCCGGATTGTAGATAGTGGCCTCAATCAGCTCCACCAATTCGTCGGGCTTTTCATCAATCAAAGAACGTACCTTAGGAGACACCTTACCGCCTTTCCATATCTGTTCTATGTTTCTAGCAGGGTGTGCGTGCTCTCTAAAGACAGTTTCAATCGTACCCTGTGGCCCATCTTCAACAATCAGCTCTTTCAGGGGAACAGCGGTAAACTTCAGTAAGTTATCGTCGTCTCCTTCTTCCAGAAGTAGCGCACCTGTTCCTATTGCTAAGTCCAAGAAAGCCTCGTTAGCTTCTGTCGCCAGGTTAGAGTGATTGATATAAGAAAACAGTGTGTCTGTTGTCTCCTCCAACGCCTGGTCAACCTGGTTAGCTTTGTTTTTTGGAATTGCCGAGCCTGCCGACAACTTAGCCCACTTCTTAAACGGTGGTATCAGTGTTGACTGAAGCCGTGAAGCAAACCTTTGCGTAGCGATTAGAGCGGTTGAATCATAAATTCTTGCGTTCTTCTTCGCACCCTCAGCGTGGCCGTTGAAAACCTCTCTTTGTGGTAGTGCGTATTCGTAGCACTCCTTCCAGTGAGCTTCCCAAGTTGACCTTTGCTGCTTAGCCACGTTGTATCTTTTGAAGATACCTTCGACTGCGTCTTTACTTAATTCTGGCATAGTTATCCTAGTGTTGTTTCTTTGATTCCTTTTTCATCTTTAGCCAAAAGCAAAGAACGTCCACGTCTGCGTCTTCGTCCTGCGCTTTGTCTTGATTTCATATCATGTTGTTGTTTCCGTAAAGAACGGTCTCTGTGTTCTGTGGCTGCAATCTCTGTTTCTGATTTCGCCTGCGGTTTTGGTCGTAAAAATCCCATATTGTTTCCTTATGATGTAGTTGTGTAATTGCTTAGGTGTTATCACCCAGGCTGCTCTTATCCCTAGAAGATGTTTGACTGTACTTACGCAAGTCATAAACCCTCTAAAAATAAATCTGTCTCTCCTTGACTTACGTACATAGCCAACTCTATATCCTCTATCTCGCATCATCTCCGCTACGTTATCTTCTGGGCCGTAAGGAAGCACTTGTACTTCCAACCACGAACCCATAGGGTCAATCATCACCCAGTTATAACCATCCCACCTAATGGCGAAACAATGCCTATAACCTTTACTGGTGAATATATCCCACATATTGAATCGGCCAGAGTCTACAAAGACCACTAGCCAATCTATTTCATTCTGTACTATCACGCTCTTAGCCACTCCATATTAGCCTGGGGTTGAACCGTTCTGCTTTGGTTGTTGTTTTCTCTATAAGCAATCGCAAAGTATCTAAATGCGTCTGCGTAGTGAGAAGACCAATCGTGCAAAGGGTGTGGCTTGTAAACCCCTTTTCGTTCATCAAACTCCTTACGGTATCTTCGCAACGCCTGGAGGCCATCCTTACAGCCAATCTTCTCCAATTACTGGAGAGATAAGTATGTTTACCTTTATATCCTTAGCAGCAAG